CAACCAAACAACTGATATTGCTATTAGCTCTAGCCTCTACACGATTACTAATAACTCTCGAAACGGTTACGGAGCTTATGACGCAGCTACCATAAGTCTAAATGCAGGTGCTGTGTCAAACTCTGATGTTATACGTATCATCAGAAACTCTAGTCATGTCGTAAACAGTGTCAACTACCCTCTAACAGATTTTACCAATGGCTCTAATCTTACCGCAGAGGCTCTTGATAAAAACTCTGTGCAGTGTATATTTAGAGCTAAAGAGTTAGAAGAGCAGGGTGTAACAGTCCCTTCTGAGTATCTAACACAAACTCAGGGTGATGCACGTTACCTACAGTCCTACACAGAAACCAATGACCTGTCGTCAGCCGTTACATGGGCTAACATCCCAGATGCTAATGTCCCTGAGAGTGCTGTAACGCAACACGAAGCAGCCCTAACAGTCACAGAGTCACAGATTAGTGACCTTGGTACATATCTCACAAGTAATCAGACTATTACTCTTACAGGTGACGCTACAGGCTCAGGTACTACTTCTATTACTGTTACAGTCCTAGATGACTCCCATAATCATGTTATAGCAAACGTAGACGGATTACAAGCAGAGTTAGATAGTAAGTTAGAGTCATACACAGAGACTAACGATTTATCCAGTGCTGTCACATGGGCAAACGTACCAGACGCTAACATTACTGAAAGCAGCGTAACACAACACCAAGCAGCCTTATCAATCACAGAGTCACAGATTAGTGATTTAGACCACTACGCAGATGCAGATGTCGATACACACCTAAACACTAGCACAGCCTCTACTGATGAAGTATTAAGCTGGAATGGTACTGACTACGCTTGGGTAAGTAACGCAGGTGGCGGTGGTGGTGGCGGTGCTGGTGCTTTACATAATGTAGTAGAGGACACCACTCCACAGTTAGGTGGTGACTTAGATGCAAACGGAAATGATATTGACATGGGTGTTAATATTATTACTGATACTAAAGTTGGTCAGTGGGACACTGCATATGGTTGGGGTGACCACAGCACAGCAGGTTACCTAACTAGCTTTACAGAAACTAACGATTTATCTACAGCAGTAACATGGGCTAATGTTCCTGACGCTAACATTACACAGTCCAGCGTTACACAACACCAAGCTGCACTAAGTATTACAGAGTCACAGATTAGTGACTTAGGCTCTTACATAACAGATGTAGTGAGCGACACTACTCCACAATTAGGTGGTGACTTAGACTTAAACTCTAATGATATTACTGGCACTGGTAACTTAAACTTTACTGGAAATGTAACTGCTTCCGCTACTTCTACAGAGACTAGGTTCTTTGATATTGGTGTTGGTCGTACTGGTAATGGTGCATCGTATGCTGACTTTATTGGGGATACTACTTACTCTGATTATGGCTTACGATTAATAAGAGCAGGGGGTGGTGCTAATACAAGTAGCTCCTTAATACATAGAGGTACTGGCGCACTTAACGTACAAGCTACTGATGCTGGTTCAATTGACCTAAGGACTAACAATACAAGTAGACTACAGGTTGAGTCTACAGGTACAGTAGTATTTAATAATGGTATACAAGAGACTGCTTACAACCTGACTGGCACTGCTTTAGACCCAGATAATGGAACAATACAATATAAAACACTAGCTGCTAATACTACGCTTACTGATTCTATAGAAGAAGGTGAAGCCATTACATTAATGATTGATGATGGTAGTGCATATACTCTTACGTTTCCAACAATTACTTGGGTAAACAATGGCGGCTCTGCACCTACGTTAGCAACTACAGGTTACACAGTGTTTGCGTTATGGAAGGTTAGCTCTACATTGTATGGTGCATTAGTAGGAGACGGCTCGTAATGTTATGGCATAAGATAATAGGTGCTGGTGGTATTAGTAAAGGTATTACATTAGCAGATACTAAAACTGACTTTAGTAATACTGACAATAGTTTTACTATAGATGTAAGTGGCGAAGATATACAGGCAGATGATTTAATTGTTATATGTTTAATGATTAAGAAACCTAGTAATACTACTACATCTATATCTGGGTTTACAAAGAATGCAGATGTATATGTTAATAGCACCGATGACTCAAACTTAAGTGTGTTTAATAAAGTAGCTAATGGCACTGAGACAAGCCTAACAGTAACAACTAATGTTACTCAAGGTTGTCGTTATAATCTCTATGTTTGGCGTGGTGTAGACACAACAACTCCAATAGATGTTGCTATTGCTACAAATACTTCATCTAACGCTACAATGGCATCTTCGCCTAACGTAACTACCGCTACAGACAATGCAGTAGTGATGCAATTTATAGGTGTAGCAGGAGCAGGTGCTAGACCTTTAGATGCTATTACGCAACCTTCTGGCACAGATAACTTCATATCAACAGGTAATAATATCAAATTAGCTAGTTGTAGTAGTGTTCAACAAACAGCAGGTACAACTTCTTTAAACAACTTTGGTGGTGGCTCAAACAACTCTGGACACTCTTCTATAGCAGCTACTCTTACTATTAGACCAGCTTAAAGGTATTAACATGAATGTAATTAAAGTAATAAATGGAGTAGTAAGTCAATACTCTATAGCACAGCTAAAAGCTGATAACCAAAACGTGTGCTTTCCTAAGAACATCTCTGCTTCTATATTAGCGTCTTATGATGTGTACGAATACATTGATGATGCAGAACCAAGTTATGATGAAGCTACACATGAAGTTACTTCTGCATATGTCTATGAGTTAGACAACAAGTGGCACAAGACTAAGACAGTAGCGCAGCTACCAGAAAGTCAGGCATCTAGTAATGTAAGAGACGAAAGAGATAGCTTACTACAAGAAACAGATTGGCTAGGTGCATCTGATGTTGTTATGTCTGATGCTTGGGCAATATACAGACAGTCGTTAAGAGATTTACCAACACAAGATGGCTTTCCTTTTAACGTAACTTACCCAACTAAACCAGAGTAAATTATGAGTGAAGAACAACTAGAACGTATATCGCGAATCGAGTGGAGGCTTGACGAGCATGACGAAGAACTAAAAGAACTCAAAGACACTTCTAAAGACCTCCGAACCTCACTAGAAGAAATTAGAAAAACTTTATTTCAAATTAAGTGGATAGCTATTGGTGGTGGTCTTGTATTTATAGCAGATAATATTGGAATTATGCAAGCACTTAAAATGGGCATGGGGGTAATGTAATGATACCAGCAGCGATAAGTATAGTCGGTAATGTTCTTGACAAGTTTGTCGAGGATAAAGACTTGAAGATGAAGTTAGAGCATGAATTAAAGAATAGTCTTAATGAAGCTAATCTTGCTCAGATATCAGTAAATAAAACAGAAGCCCAACATCACAGTATATTTGTCGCTGGATGGCGACCTGCGATTGGCTGGGTAGCTGCTATAGGTTTTGCATATACGTTTGTATTACAGCCATTCTTACAATGGATAATGATAATGCAGGGTGTCGAAGGTACACTACCAGAAATAAATACAGAAATTCTATTTGAGCTAGTGATTGCTATGTTAGGTATGGCAGGTCTTAGGTCATTTGAGAAACTTAATGGAGTGAGTAGAAGATGAACTTTAAATACTTTAAGTATGAAGATTTTGACTGCCAAGAAACGGGCGAAAACAGAATGGACGAAAACTTTATCCATAAACTAGACGAGCTACGAGAAGCCTGTGGGTTTCCTTTTATTATTACGTCAGGTTATAGGTCACCTTCCCATTCTCTAGAGACACGTAAAAAGAAAGCAGGTCAGCATACTAAAGGTGTTGCAGCCGATATCCGTATTACTAACGGTATCGACAGATTTAAGATAGCACGCCTAGCGTTTGAGCTAGGGTTTACAGGGATAGGAATCGCAAAGACTTTTGTCCATGTAGATATGCGTAGAACTGAACCAATGATGTGGAGTTACTAATGGAAAAAGAGATGTTAGATGAGCTACACAAAGTTGTGGCTATCGAATTACTAAACCGAGTAAAATCAGGAGAAGCTACAGCGTCTGAACTCTCAGTAGCTGTAAAGTTTCTAAAAGATAACAACGCAAGCCTTGATGTAATTACAGCAGAGTCTCCTCTGGCTGCTTTACTAGAGCAGTTACCATTTGAGGAAGCCCACTAATGAGTGTAGCAAAGAAAAGAAACCCTGCTAAATGGGCTGCTGCAAAAGCTAGGGCAAGAGCTAAGATGGGTGGTAAGCACTCAGCACGTGCTATGCAGTTAGCTGTGAAATATTACAAAGGCTCTGGTGGTACGTATAAAGGTAAGAAGCCTTCTGCTGCTACTAACAAACTCAAGAAGTGGGGCAAAGAAGATTGGGGTACAAAATCAGGTAAACCCAGTACAGTTGGTAAAGGGGCTACAGGTGAGCGTTACTTACCCAAAGCTGCCCGTAATGCTTTGTCATCTAGAGAGTACGCTGCGACATCAGCTAAGAAACGAAAAGATACAAAAGCTGGTAAGCAATTCAGTAGGCAACCACTAAAGATTCGTAACAAAACTGCAAGATATAGGAGATAATAAAATGCCACAAGTAGGTAAAAAACATTTTTCATATGACAAGAAGGGTATGAAAGCAGCTAAGAAACATGCCAAGAAAACCAAGATGCCTATGAAAAACATGAAGATAAAAGGTAATTACTAATGGCACAGGGTAAGTTTGACCATCTGAAAGTAAACCAACCAGTAAGAACACCGAGTCACGCTACTAAATCCCACATGGTTAAAGTAAGTGAAGGTGGACGTACCCGTATTATACGGTTTGGTCAGAAAGGTGCTAAGACTGCTGGTAAGCCTCAAGCAGGTGAGTCAAGAGCTACTAAGATGAAACGTAAGTCCTTCAAGGCTAGACATCGTAAAAATATAGCTAAGGGTCAATCATCAGCAGCTTACTGGGCTAACAAGGTAAAATGGTAATGGCTAAATCAAGAAACTATAAACGCGAGTATAATGAATATCATAAGCGTCCCGAACAGCGTAGACGCAACGATGCTAGAAAACAATCTAGACGTAACATGGTAAAGATATATGGTAAAGCGGCACTTAACGGTAAAGACATAGACCATAAAGACCGTAATCCACTTAACAAATCTCGTAGTAATTTACGTATCCAGTCCATTAGGGCGAACAGGAGTCGAAACGGAAAATGAATAATGAGCTTCCAGAACAATTAAAAGACTTTAGAAACTTTCTATTTATTGTCTGGAAGCATCTGAACCTACCAGAACCTACTCCGATACAATATG